GATCCGCAACTGATCGGCGCTTTCGTCCCACTCCAGGTAGGCACCAGAAGACGCTCCGAAGAACTTTACGTCATGGCCAGTGTCATTCACTCCTACGGTGACGGGTTTCTTAAAAGTGGCAGCGGCAGCGGCCAGCGACAGCACCTCAGCCGTCTCGACAGTAAAGGCCATGTCGGTACCATGGGTGTAGACGATTGATCCGACGTTGTTGACTGTGTCGCCAAAGTGGATCGAGCCGGTGGCACTGGCTCCCGAGAGAAGGGTCATGCCGGTGTTGGCGGAGCTTTCCACCACCAGGTCGTTGGCGTCGGCATGGGCTGCGACACTTCCAGCAGAGGACACATGCACATGCAGCTGGCCGTCTCCGGCCCCTGCGGCGACACCAGATCCCAACACCAATGATCGCAACAGATAGTCGTCGGTCTGGGATAGGTTGTCGTTGTCGAGGGCGTTGTCGTTTATACCCGCGAGGATGCCGTCAAACTCAGCGTTTAGGTGAGCAGCGGTCAGTACCTCGTCAGAAACCCAGGTTTTAGTACGGCTTACATTAGGCACGCTTTCATGTGTTTCTACTCCCGTTCCTCCTACTACTGCTTACTCTGGCTCTGAGGGGATGTCACCCCCTTGTCCTCCGGTTAGCGCCTGCAAGGTTTCTCTCTGTCTCTGCTGTTGCTGTGAGTATACAGGCGTTTGGCTTTCTTGCTGCACGTCTAAGCGCTCCATCAGCTGAGTCACGTTCCAGCCCTCCCGCTGCGCGAGCCGCCGCAGGTCGCCGCCCGTCATCTCGTCCAGCCGTTGCATGGCCTGAGCAATACGTTCGATCCGCTGCTTGCTTTTGTCTGACAAGCTCCGCTTTACAGCCTGACGGATGCCACCTAACTCCCCACGGCCCACGATGAGGGACGACATGAGGCGTGGGCTGAACAAGGCAACTGCGGGCAACACTGCCAAGCCACCCGTCACTGCGCCGGTAACGCCAGCGGCCACACCGCCCACGGCTGCGCCCCCCGCCATTAAGGCACCGACTGGCTTCAGTATTTCGCGGCCAAGCTGGGCCAACTCGTTGCGAACGATCAGCCCGCCGCCTGCCCATGCTTGCGCCATCTGTGCCAGCTGCATGTCCACCAATCCCTTGGTATCGGTGATGTCTTCCAGCAACTCGATGGCGTCTAAACGCCGTGCCGACAGGCCCGTATCGCCAATAGCTCCTTCCATGGCTCGCATGGCAGGCTCCTGAGAGCCGCCAACAACCTGACCCCGCCGCGTGATCTGGCCGGGGTTGACTCGCAAATTGGTCTGAAGCTCATCCATCAAGATGCTGGCGATGTGATAATCCTCCATCGCCGTCACGTATTTCTCGCCCAGCGCGTCCTCCAGGTAAGTAGCCGTTGCCTCACGCACGGCGCGTAGGCCATGTCGTGCCCTGGTGGACACGTCAGAGTCGGCCGACAGGGTGGACAGCGCATCGTCAACCAGCTGTCGCTGTCGGTGCAGCTCGGACGCGCTGATCGCATCGCTGTGCAAGCCCACAGTCGGCTTTCCTGCACCAGCAGGTCGCTCCGGGTTAAACAGGGGCTCAACCGTCTTGCGTAGCGTCTCACGGGCTCCCCCCAGCGGCGTCACGAATGACTCATCAAACAGTAGCCTGCCGTCAGGGCCGACCTGTACGCCAATGCTTGCCATCGCCTGCGAAACGTCCTCCCGCAGCCGATCCATGGGTAAGTTGGGAACCTCATCAAGATTCCCGAACACCTCGTCCGTTCCGCTCCGGTACGCAGACTGCATCTCCTCCTGCAGCCGGTTCATTGCCTCAAAGGTGCGTCTTTGCAGGCGGCCAGCCAGCTCACCACGGCCCATCTGTCGGGCTGCTACGAAGAATCTGCGGAAATCCCTGCCTAACTTGGGCGTATCCCCCTTGGACCGTCGCAAAAGCTGTGAGATGAACTCAGCCGGGCGACCTGTGGTGATGCCAAACATCGTGGACCCAACGTCATGGCGGATGGTGCGGCCGCCTACCCGGTTCATGTCGCGGTAGCGCTTCAACTGCTGTCTCATTCTGTTTAAACGGCCTCCTTCCTCAGAAGCAGACCTGGTGAGCCGGTCCCGCGCCCCTCCGATTATAGACTGCACGCCAGCACCGACGTTGCGCGGAAGCATCATGCGCGATGGTGTCAACGTGCCCAGCGTGCGCAGCAGTTTACCTTTGGTCAGAGCATTCGGCCCTACCGGCAGAACGTCCATGACGTTGGCCAGGGCATTGGCGGGACGTTTTTCAACCTGGCCCGGCTCAAAGCTCTGTTCATACAGGTCGCGAAATCCACGGGCCATCGCACGATTCTCGTCATCTGCCAATCCTGTATATTCGAGGCCGCGACCCAGCGTTTGGAGCATAGGAGCCCCAAGGTAAGGCCGCTGTCGCCTGGATGCATCGTCGCCCAGCTCTGCAATGCCGCCCATGGCGAGGTCGCCCAGCTGCCCCGCTGTCTCAGACAGGTTAGTAAGGCCATGCCAAATGCCCTCCACGTTCTCCTTTCCCGTTTCCCACACATCACCGGGGAAGTTCCACGCCGTCTCTCCCAGGCTGACCTTGCCCCACTCGTCCACTACGGTGAAGCCCTGGGGTGCCAGCTGCGGCAACAGCTGGCGACCAATCTCAGCCGGGTCCATTCGTCGAAGGGCGGGATCTTCTGGGTGCTTCTCCATCCACCACTGGCCCAAATCGGCGTGTGATGCAAACCGTTTGTCGGTTGCCATTATTCGGGCACTCCCTCTTCAGGTGGAGTTTCTTCGGGTGGCGTTATTACGACGTGACCTATGTCTGCTGAATCCGCACTCCCCGGTTCCGCGTACGTGCGGGCACTTTTGCGCAGCGCAGTTGAAACCTCTGCAAGTGCATTATTTCCAATGTTATCACGTACCCATTTCAATAGCGGGCCGCGAGCCAGCTGTGGGCCTGTTAGGCTAAGCTCACCTTCCGCAAGGCCAAAGTCCACAAAACCCAACGACGCCAGGTTGCTGTTGCCCGTGTAGGCGTAGGCCGTGACGATGCTACGAATGGTGGAAATTTCGGACAGCATCCGCATTTTATCCACCTGGATCTCATACTTCTCACCCTTAACTGGCAGGGCTCGCATCGCTGCCTCTTGATCTTCCTTTGTCGGGCGGCCGTTGTTGATCGCAGAGGCGTACTGAATGGCAAAGCTGCCCAGCATCTGGCGAAAATGGGACGAGGCTGGGAATTGCTCCTGAAAAACCCGGTTAAACAGGCCAATGGATAACGAGCCGTCCTGGTCTTCGTCCAGAACCGGGATGCCATCAAGCCCAAAGGCCAATAGCGCCCGATCCAAAAAGTCGCCGCGCAACTCCTGCTGGCCAAACAGGAGGCCAATTTGCGCCACTTGTGCGCTAAAGAGTTGAGAGTCCACCATGTTCATTTTGCCGGTGTCGGAGAACGTACCGGTCCCAGCTCCCGCCTGCCGTGGGGGCACGCGGTCTACGATGGGCACCGGGGCCGCAAAGCGGTCCCGCACAAAGCCCTGGTCCGCCTCACCCAGGCTATTGAAGCGGGTAGACAGTTCGGGGTTGCGATCCAAAACCGCGTCTAAGGATTCGCCTTCTTGCGCCAAGGACCGTAGGTTGTCTGTCAGGGCACGCCTCTGGTCGGCTTCCAGGTCGCCAGGCTCGTCAGGCTCCGGTGGTTCAACCTTATCTTGGGCATTTCTGATTACGCCTATTGCCGCAGACTCAAAACCGGATGGAATTTGCAAGCCTGAGTCAGAAAGCAGCGTCGCCGCATCGGCTCCCGGGTTGCGTGCGCCCAATGACGTTAGGGCTTCGGAAAAGTCGTCCAGCTCAGGTGTGACGGCTGCCTCGGGAAAAAGGGCTCGCCGGAGTGCCATGCGGTCCCGGTTGTTCACTGCCGTGAGATCAATCCGCGCATTCCCCGCCCTCTCCTCCAGTGTCCGTCCGGTGGCGTTCCGCAGCTGATCCATCATAAGGTTTCGCTGGCCCTCGGTGAGATTCGGAATCTCAGACCCGGATGTTCCCTTCCCCGCCCGCCTCGCATCTGTAAGCCTTGTGGTTTCCCTGTTGAGAAACTCCTGCTGGTCTATTTTGCGGCGCAGTTCTCCGTGCTGTAGCCCTGCCTTTCCAATTCCAGTAAGGCCAGACGACAACTGCCCCAGGAGCCCCAGCGACGGCTGCGTGCGAGTGCCACGGGCGACAGCACGGCTGGACAGCGCATTTATGAGGTTGGCCCGCGCCTGCGATGATTGGTCTTGCCTGTTGGCATCCTGAATAGCTCGGCCGCCAGCGACGGCCCCGCCCACGTTGCCCAGCGTCTGCAACAGGCGAAAGCCCAAGTCGCCTTGGTCGCGGGTCAGTTCATGTATCGCTCGTTGCTTAAACGGCACCTTATCTACTGTCGGCGAAGCCGGAGCCGTAAGTGGCGTCAGATCTGGCTCGGGCGCATCCAGCTCAACCGGGCTTAAGCCCGGCCTTACCGAACCAGGGTTGGAAATTCGAAGGAACATTTCGTCGGTCAGTTCCTGCCCGATATATTCCTCTACCATCCGCTTTAGGCGCGGATCGACGACCCCATGCTCGCGGGCCACACGTGCGTGCTCGGCAAACCCGCCATCACCTGACCGGCCTGGAGGACCGGAGTCCCGTCCATTGATCTCCTGCTGGGCGTCTTCGCCCACCCCCTCAACCGGCAAAGGCTCTCCGGCTGAATCGCCAACCGGCCCAGGCTCTCCGGCTGAAGCGTCGTAGGCTCGATTAAGCTCGTCGAGCTTCTGACGCCGAGCTTTCAACCAGGCGGCAGAGCCGGGAGGATGAGGCGAAGATGGCCCCGCCGGAGTGCCTGTAGAGCCATTGCCGAAGGTGGCTGCTGTTGTTACGCCAGGAAGAGGGCCTGTAGGCGCATCGTCAAAGGTAAATGCTGTTGTCACGCCAGGAAGAGGGTCTGTAGGCGCAGCGGTCGGAAGCATAACCTCCACTGCCTCCCTGTTAGCCTGCTCGGTCGCCTCGTCGAGCGGAACCCCCTGTGCAACTAACTGATCAATGCGTTCCTGAACGGAGACCCTGGCTTTGTTGCCACCTGGTCTACTTGCTATAGCCTGTGTCATGGAAATCCGACCCCGCCAGTTGAGCCTCCCTGTTGAGACCGGTTGCGGAGATTCTCCAGTATCTGGTTTAAACTGTTCACAGCTGCCTGTGACCCACTCACGTCTTGCGTCTGCGGGGTCGGCTTCCTTTGCGCACGCTGCATCATCATTTGCGTTAGCGGATCAAGGCCACGAAGCACATTGGCAGCTACCGACTGGCCCTGCGCCGGGGCTCTTCGGGGGCTCTGCCTGTTAGACAATGACCCAACAACCGCGTTTAAAGCATCTTGCTCGCGCTGCCGCCTGGCGACCTGTCCTTGGGCTCGGTAGTCGAGCACGTTTGCGCCGAGGCTCTGCGCCCCCTGTGCAATCATTGCCCATGTAAGCGGGTCCATAATTTAGCTCCCTATTGTCCTTCTCTTGGGGTCGTGGGCGGCTTTCTCCGATGGCCGCGTCCGTAGGCCGTCCGCTGCTCCGGATCCAGTCCGATCAAATCCAAAAGCTGGTCATACTGTACGTCCGGGATTCCTGTCAGGCCCAGCAACATCGCTGCAAGGTTTTTCTGCTTCGGATCGCCCGTTTTCAGGTCCAGATCCGGGTCCAGCGCTGCAGTGATGGCGGCGATGATGTCCAGGTCTGTCTGCTGTCGGCTCAAGTCCAGCTCGTCCAGGCCCAGCTCGCGCTGTGAGGCCGTGCCGAACAAGTCCGTGCCGCCCGTCAGGCCGCTGATCCGATCTGTGCGATAACGCTCGGCAGCATCACCCAGCACGCTCGCCTCAGCCCGCCTCTGACCGGCTCGCAGCTCGTTTATAATGTCGATTCGGTTGCCAGAGTCCATCAAGCCCAATCGGTTCAGGTCTTCCCTTGCCTGCTCCCGATCTTCTTCGTTGCGCTTCTCCAGGTCCATCAGCAGTGATGCCGTGAGAGGATCAGCTCGTAGCTCTTCTGCTGTAGTGGGGCCAGTTGTCAACGTCGTTATGACTGACTGTAAGTCTGCCAGCAGCTTGTCCATCCCCTCCAGTTCAGCCGGGTCGCCTGTGTCGCCTGGCTCGCCTGTGTCGCCTGGGCCAGCTGGTTTCCCAGCGGGTGGGTAAACGCCCCCGGCACCCGGTATCAGCTCCTCCAGCGTGCTTGCCAGCTGCTCCTCCGTTGGCAAAAGATCGCTCGCCAAGAACGCATCGGGCCGCAAGCCTGCCAACGTGCTTGTCAGCAGCTCCCTCGTTGGCAGGAGGTCGCTCGGCAAAAACGGGGCGGGGCGCAGTTCGGGCACCGTCCGGGCCAAGTCTTCTTCCGACGGCAGGATATCGCGACTCAAGATGCGCTCGCCAGCCAGTTGATCCAGCAAGTTGTCACGTCCGATCTGTGGCAGAACGTCACTCGGCGTAAGTCCTTCGCCAGGTAATGCCCTAAATAGATCTTCACGTCCGATCTGTGGCAGAATATCGCCTACGCCCAGCCTCTGTTCGGGCAACGTTCCGAGCAGGTCTTCACGTCCGATCTGTGGCAAAACGTCACCAACGCCCAGCCTTTGCTCAGGCAACGTTCCGAGCAGGTCCGCACGTCCAATTTCCGGCAGAATATCGCCTACACCCAGTGCCTGGCTTGGCAGCGCTCTAAATAAATCTTCGCGGCCGATTTGCGGTAGAATATCCCCTACACCCAGTGCCTGACTTGGCAGCGCTCTGACTAAATCTTCGCGGCCGATTTGCGGTAGAATATCCCCTACACCCAGTCTCTGGCTTGGCAGCGCTCTAAATAAATCTTCGCGGCCGATCTGTGGCAGGATATCAGCTACGCCCAGTCTTTGCCCCGGAAGTGCCCCCAATAAATCTTGACGCCCAATTTGCGGCAGGACATCGCCTACACCCAGCGCCTGTTCGGGCAGTGCCCCAAGCAGATCTGGACGTAAAATTTGCGGCAGGATATCGCTTGCGCCCAGTGTCTGTTCGGGCAGTGCCCCAAGTAGATCTGAACGTAAAATTTGCGGCAAAATGTCGCCTGCGCCCAGTCTCTGGCCTGGCAGTGTTCTGAATAAATCTTCACGTCCAATCTGCGGCAGGATGTCACTACCCAGGATGCGCTGGCCTGGCAGTGCCTCAAGCAGGTCCGCACGTCCGATCTGTGGCAGAAAATCTCCTACCGTGAATGCCCCCGGCTGCCTCTTTCCCATCTCCGTCGCCAGAACCTCCCTGGTCGGCAGAAAATCATCTATTGCGAATGCACTCGGCTGCCTTTTTCCCATCTCCGTCGCCAAAACCTCCTCGCTCGGCAGGATGGCTTCGGGCGTAATGTCGGGTACCGTAATCTTGCCCAGCTCAGCGCTTAGTTGCCCGGTAAGGCCAATAGCTTCAGGGATGACGCCTGCTTGCCCGCTGAACGAACCCTCCGTCAAACCCTTGGCAGACCGCAATGCGCCGCTAAGCGTCCTGTCGAGAGTGTCTGCTGCGGTTTGTGCAGTCCCTATCTGGTCGGGAAACGCCCCAATGGTCTTGCCGGTCTCGGTCACCCCTGCTGCAAACGGATTCCACTGTGACGGCGTTTGAAAATTGCTAAAGCCCGAAATGTCATTGGCGGCCGCAGACGCACTGTCAACGAATTGCCGCAGCTCGGGCGCGATATTCGCTTCAAACGTGACCCTTTGTGTAATGTCTTGAAACGGCACCTCTTGGCGAGTCCCTTGTCGAGGGATTGGATCTCCCAGCTTGAAATAGGGGTTTTGGGACTCGGTGCCGCGTCGATTTCCTTGGTTCAAGAACGAGCCTGTTGACATTACTCCACTCCTGCTTTCCGCTTGCGCTTGATACCCAAATCCTTGTAGACCTGAACGATCCTTCGTATCCGAAACCATTCAGCTGAAACGTTCTGCGATACCGTGATGGATGAATGGGGATCATAGCCACTCAATTCAGAATCACGAGACAGGACGCGCACGCTTCCCAGCTTGCCCGTGTCCAGCTCATCCGTGTTCAGATTAAAGCCCGCACCCTGCTGTGTGACGGTCTGAGTCTGGCCGACGATCCCGGATGACACTTGCTGTAGCTTTATGTCAAACGCGCCAATCGAGTCGAAGTAGTTGCGTGCAAACAGCCATCTGAGCCGGGATTCTTCACCCTCTGGTGCCTTGGCGCTGGTCGTGAACGAAGCATGAATAGCAGCCGTCGAGGAGTCATTCACATCCGTGTAAACTTCCGGGTCGTGATCCACAAGCTCGCCAATAAAATCTCCTGCGTGTGGCTTGTTGCTAATCATCGCCGCACAGGCTCGCTCGTAATACGTGGTGTTGGCCTGGCCACGGAATGGCCCATGCCAGCGCTCCTTTTCCACGTTGTAGACCATGATGTCATTCATATTGGTCTGTGAACTGCCAAACGGCAGCCATATCCATATTTCGTTCTTAAGCCGGTAATAGATGGCAAAGCTGTTTTTCAGGGCAGCGGGGTTGAGCTGGCCCCAATATCCTTCGTCCAGGTCAATGGATGCCTTGGTCACGTTCTCTACGCCATCCCACTCGTACACCCCTTCCAGCATTACAAAGAATTGCCGGTTGCCAGGAACCGTCACAACGCTGCGGCCCGATAGCGCAGCCTGCTGGGTCTGCTGTTGCAGCTGGTACGGGATCGTGGCGTTGCCCGTAGGCGTCAGCGTGTGGATGCCGTCTGCTGTGTGAATGGCCAGCGAGTCTGCCACCGGCACAAGCCCGGTGATGTCACTGCCCAGGTTGTAGAAAGACGTGGCACCCCAGGTCTCGATGTCGCCCAGGTCAGACCGCCATAGTCGGTCTGTGTTGGCATTTGTGTTGCCCATCCACAGCCGGTTGTCCCAAAAGGCCACGTGCTGGGCTGTCGTGAACCGGCTGTCCACGTCGAGCAAGGCGAGTCCTGCCCCCGTGCCCGTCCATTTTAGCGGGGCATTTGTGCCGTTGGTGATAACCAGCGTGCCGTTGGCCCCGACCCATGTAAACGGCTTATCGGCAGTGATTGTCTGACTATTGGTGCGGTCATTCCATGCTGACCCGGAGTACTCCCAGAACACTGCGCCGGCGGCCTTAAACACTGGCTGCGACGTAGAAGACTCGCGGTATTCCCCCGCAAGCATGACGTTGGGATCGCCGGAAATGGCGTGTTGGCTCCCAGCATAGTTAGCGGACCCGGTGCGCTTCTCACATTCCCCCGCCTGCCCGATCCGTACGTTGATCGTATCGGTGCACTGGTCTTCTTCCAGGTTTTCTGGCGGGAGGTTGTAGACTGCACCGGCAGTCCATGGGCCATGAACAATGGCATCGCCGTCAATAGCCATTAGGCACTTAGCGATCCTTCCTGCACGAAAAACCCGAAGGCACTACCGCCGCCAAACTTATGGCTGCGGGCGCGATGGCGATTGCCCCACATGCGTGAGTTTACACGCAGTGCACGGTCTACCTGTCGGTCTGCTTCTTGTCGGTTGATTTGTGCGCCATCGTCATCCCCCTTTTCCTGCTGGTACAGCGCCGCAGCCGTGTAAACAAGTGCGGGTTGCAGCGGCTGCGGAATCCATCCGTCGAGTGCGGTGGAGTCATCGTCGGATGTCCAATCGGGGATATAGGCGTAGTACCGGTAGCGGAAAGTTTCATTGGAGGTATCGTGCAGCGGGAACACAGCCACCAGCTGGTACCCCGTGTTGGAGTCAGCGCCCTCCGGGATGATCCAGCGGGCATCTCCCGTCTCGTTTTGATCGGGGTCGGCTTCATCCATTTCGTCCCAGCTGGCAATGGCCAGGACTCGGTTGTTCGTTTCGTCGCGCCAGCTGTAGGGAGACAATACATCACTGGCCAGTTGATACTGGCGCGTGACGACATCAGAAACAACGGTGGACGAGACGCCACCAACGGAAAGGGTGCCACTAAAATCCGTCGTTTTTGACGTGGTGTAGTGGATGATGGTTGGCGCGTTGGTCACATCGTAGGACGCGGCAATGGTGCCAGAATTGGTACCATCCGTAATGGTATTTCCAACGGCAAACGAGCCCCCGGAAATGTTTTTCACCGTTACGGTATGCGTCGTGGTGAGCGTGCCCTGTTTATATAACCACCACCAGTCCGCCAGTGCACCCAGCTCTTTGGCCCCCATATTGAGGTAGAGCCGCATCTGGTCCTTGAACGTAGTGCTGGTTTCGTCCAAGCCCACCCGCTTTAACGCCATGGTGTAGGCTTCAGTTAGTGTCACCTCATGCGCTCAGTCTCCCACTCTCCCCCGGTTAAATCAGATTTGCCCACGCGCCATTCTCGTAGGCTTGCAGCTTATTGGTCGACGCGTTGTAGATAACCATGCCATTGCTGGCTGTTAGGGCATCTCGTTCAGTCGTCGTCAAATTTGCGAGAGTGACGTACGACCCCAACACGATGGTCTCAACCTGGATCGTGCCCAACGTGGCAGCATCCCCAGAAAAGGATGCCGCCTGTATCTGTTTGAACTTCTCGGCCATCTACATCTGCGCGATGTCGGCGTACTCTTCGGCTTGGCTGGACGGGTTGCTGTTTCTCTGGTTCCACTGCGCCAGCCATTCGGCCACAGCTTCCGATCCTTCTTCAGTTTTGGCCTGTGATGCCTTCGGCTGAAACCCTTCCGGCTGCACGATCTCGCCCACTGAATACGCAATGCGCTTGGCGTCCTGGTTGGACTGGGTAGGCGGTGACTTCTTAATGGCCCCGCCCACACCCAATGCTTCTCGCATCGCCTTCTGTGCCTCGGGGCCAGCTTTCTGAATCATGCCCACCAGCTCGTCAACCGCCGTGGACCCCTCCTGGTTCTCTGTGGGTGCTTTCTTCTCGGCCATAATATCTCCGTTGTGTTGTTTGATGAAGGCGGACACAAAAAATGTGTCCGCCTTCGTTATTTGCTACGGCGTTAGGCCCTGTAGGACAACGCCCACATGAGCATCGTCATCCGATGCATACGTAGTGTAACCCACCAAAGGCTCAGTTTCAGCATCCTTCAACTGAACATGGCCAGCGTCACTGTCGGACAGCGTAGTATTTACTCCAATAGCAAGAGCGCCATCACATGAAATCAAGGCGATTCCAGCAGTCTGGAACCATCCATAGTAATTGGCGGTAAATGCAATAGGAGAAACCCCAGCAATAATATAATCCGCTGTGCCAACAGCAGCTCTCAGGTTATACCACAGTCCACCGGTAATTGCGATGTCAGACGCAATAGTCAAGGTGACTTTGATTGGATCATACAGCTCAATGTCTACCTTGCCAGAGGTCGTAAAATCCGTCGCACTGTTGCTTTTGATTCGATACTGAATCCCCTCGCCAGTGCCATCTCCTCCATCATTGGCGATTTGCAGATATGCCCCGGCATACTGGTCCTTC